GGACAAATCAACACTAAAGGCAGCTATTCTCATTGCTGCTTCAAGGCAGGGTGAAACAGGAGACATAGTAGTAGAATTAACAGATATACTTCATGCAATTTACTACTGCAAACACTGGCATGTATACGCCAGTGAAATTGTCAACGGTGTAGGAAAGAGTCAAGACGAGCGCACTGTTGACCAAATTCAAGAAGTCGTACTTGCAACTGGCACATCTGGTATGTCACGTTCTGAGCTTATGAGAATGTTCAAACTTGATTCTAGACGTGCTGAGTTGATTCTATCAACAATGGTTCAGCGTAGAATCTTGTACGCTTCTCATGTTAACGGACAACCTAGATACGTAGGGAATAAATAAGTGCCATATATGGGTGTAAGATTAAAACATGGTATTAATAAAATAACTATTAAGTTACATGGGCCTTTTAATGGTGTTCCATTAAACCCAACAGAATTACAATCGGAAGCGATTAAGCTACTTAAAAGCTATAATCATCTTCGTGATTACACTGTTATGGTGGAAAAGTTAGCTTGTGATTTAAGAGACAAATATTGCGATGGCAATGCACTTCTTTATGTAGAAGTAATATTGATGACAGATCATAACATTACACATGAAGAAATTTATGGAGCTACGGCGGAAAAGGTACTAGTCTCATGATATATGCTGAGCTACTGATACTACTTGCTAATATTGGCGTATTTGCTTTAACACTTAAGCTTTACACAGAATACTTCAAAGATAGATCACAGAATCGTAGGTCTTCATGAATAAGAAGTTAGTAGCTGCGATTGCAGTTGGTGCAGCGGTTGCTGGATCAGCGTGGTACATTTATAAGGTGCGTAGCTATCTGCTAATGAAGGTCGATCCAGATGGCATTAAGGAAAACGTGTCAGCATTGCCGTACACCGATACGCGGAATTGGAACACCACAGGGAATACCTACATGGAGTCATTCACGACTGACTGAATGTGAAAAACCAGAACCATATCCTGAAGATACCAGACCATGTACGTGTGAGTCGCTACATTTTCACTGCTATGTAGTTAGTTGTAAGTGTGAACGACACAAAGGACAGATTCATGGATGATGAAGTGCAGCGCCACTCAAAAGCGCCAGGAGCTAAATGCTGGGAGTGTCCATTTCAGAGTGCACCTTTTGTACCAACGCAGAATCCACATCCTAGAGCTAAGCTTGTAGTGATTGGTGAAGCACCAGGTGCTTATGAGGCGGTTCGTGGTATTCCGTTTACCGGTCCATCCGGTCGACTACTAGATCAAGTACTTCATCATCATGGTTATAAGCGTGAAAATACGATGATAACCAACATTTGTCTATGTAGACCAGAAAATAACGATGATCCACCCAAGGCTGCCATCGCTGCCTGCAAGCCACGGCTGGACAGAGAGCTAGCTGAGAGCGGCGTAGAAAAGATTTTAGCTGTTGGTGGTACAGCGGCCAGCAACCTTATCGACCAGAAAAAGAAAATCTCAACATTACGCATCGGGGCACCCAAACCATATATTGAAGACCCACAGGTAAGTGTAGTTGCAACATGGCATCCTGCTTACTGTCTTAGAAGCCCCGATGCGTTTCCATCATTCGTTTCAGATACAGCCAAACTACGAGGAAAAACATATGCTAGTTGGCGTGAACCTAACATCAGAACGTTTAACGATGCTAGTGCAATTGGACTCGCCATTGAGCGACTGGCGGATATGTCGGGGCCTATCGTTATCGACATTGAATGCGGTATTGAAAAAGACAACACTTACGTCCACCCAGACCAATATGGTTTACTCTGCGTGGGTATCGCATATGCGCCAGGGCAAACTGTGGTATTTGGTGGAAGTGGACTTACATCAAGCGAGATTCGCCCTAGATTCCGGGAGTACTTACGTTCCCGTGATATCATTGCCCACAATGCAAAGTTTGACTTGGCAGGACTGTACCCCTTCTTCGGTGAGTTAGAAGCCTATGCCGACACAATGCTTATGTCCTACTGCCTTGATGAGCGACCTGGTCAGCATGGACTTAAAAAGCTTGGTATTGAATTGCTCGGTACGCCGGATTGGGAAGCAGAGATTCACAAATACATCCCAAGAGGTGGAAACTACGCTAATATTCCCCGGCCAGTCCTATACAAGTACAACGCTTACGACGTTGCAGTCACATATGACCTGTGGCGTTTGTTCTCTGAGCGTTTCACTGATAGAGAACGGCAGCAACATGAGTTCTTAGTAAAAGCGTCAAATGCATTGATGTTCTTGGAACGTGCTGGCATTAGATTCGATAGTGAATATAGTGTAGGTCTACAAACAATTCTAGAAAAAGAACTATACGAGTTCGAGCTAGAGATTGCAAACACCACAGGCAGAGCATTGAATCCGCGCTCACCAATGCAAATCACCAGATGGTTTGCAGAGCAAGGTATAAGCCTTCCATCAACTAACAAGGATTTACTAGAACGACTCTTACAGCGATCAAACATACCACCAGTAGTAAGGACATTCATTGGACAACTACTATTGCATCGACGTAGAACAAAGCTCAACGGTACATATGTTAAAGGCTTCCAAAAGCGGATATATCATGGTAAGGTATACACGACGTATACACTTCATGGTACCACATCAGGTCGTCTTGCTTCCAAAAACCCGAACATGCAAAATATTGTCCGTGATAAGCGAATCAAACACCAATTCACGGTGGAGAGTCCAGAGAATGTCCTCATTCAGCTTGACTACAAACAGGCCGAAGGTCGTGTTATTACGACTCTCGCGCAAGACGATTATCTAGCTTCTATATTCAATGATCCTGACCGTGATATCTTCAATGAACTTTGTAATGATATCTATGGTGAAGGTAAGTGGGTTAAAGAAAATCGAGTAAGTATGAAGTCGATTTTCTATGGTAACGCATATGGTCGTGGTGTAGAAGCTATCTATCAGGAATTAGCACAGCAAGGTTCGAGCATTACACTTGCTGAAACTAGAAAGCTAATGCATGACTTCAATGGTGTCATTTCTAAGGTCATTACTTGGCAAGAATCAGTCAAGCGTACAATTCTCAACGGTGATGATCTAACAACTCCATTTGGTCGGAAGCGATCTTTCTGGTTGATCACCGATCAAAATAGACACGACGTATTGAATGAAGGTCTTAGCTTTTTGCCTCAATCAATTGCTAGTGACATTTGCTTGACAGCGTTGATTGCATTGCAGCCTAAACTACGTGGATTGGCAACTACAAGATTGACAATCCATGATGCAATGATTTTCGAGTGCAAGGAAACTGATGCAGACCAAGTCATTGACATTGCCAGCACAGAAATGGTAGCTTCAGGAAAAGCGTTTACCGACTATGTGCCATTTGTGGTTGACGTGTCTAAGGGAAAGCGTTGGAGCGATCTGTGACCAAGGAGATATCGCTTAGTCGTGGAATGACTTGCATAATAGATGATGAAGATTATGACATAGTATCACAATACTCTTGGTATGCAGGTAAAGGAACCAACACCTTTTATGCTTGTAGAAACATCGGATATGCAATAAGGACAATACAGCGTATGCACACATTTATCACTGGATATTCTAAATGTGATCACATCAATGGAAATGGTTTGGACAATAGAAAATCAAATCTTCGAGAAGTAACATCTAAACAAAATAATATGAATAGAAGTAAAACTTCTAATTCTACAACTTCAGTTTATAAGGGTGTTCACTGGGTTACTAGAAGATCAAAATGGCAAGCCAAGATTTTCGTTGATGGTAAAGATAAATTCCTTGGTTACTTTCATGATGAAAAAGAAGCTGCTATCGCTTACAACAAAGCAGCGACAAAGTTTTTTGGTGAATTTTGTAAACTTAATGAGGTGATTTAAATCACGCCTATCAGATGTTTCAGGAAAAAGTTTTTCGAATTTTATACAGAAGATTATACAGGCAATAGAATCCTAGTATGTGTAGCATCAGATTTTACACAGCTAGAATGGATAGCGTGGACTTTCCAACGTACTCACGGACGTCCAGTGTTAGACTGGGATGATGAATATGAATGATAGAATTGGGCCTCCATTGGATTGGAATGCTGGTTGTGGTTACAACAGTGGCATTCCAGGTCAGCGATTTGATCCTAAACTTTTGTGTGGCAATCAAGTTGTAGTTACACATTTTATGTTCGAGGCAATAGATGAAGACGGTTATCACACTGGCGCTCTTGCATGTGATGAACATAAATCATTTATTCCAATGAATCAAGTTCTTAGATACCATTCTGTGGGCTTCTTTTGTCAAGACCCACAATCTGTGTGGAATTATGAACATAACGAGTGTGTAATGCCATTAGACATTTTTGAACAGCGATTGCTAGGCACTAATGATTTTGGTAAGGACATAGATGAAGAATTTGCAACAAATCCAGAAAAATTTCGAGGAGAGTTGGCGCCCTGAAGGATGTGATGCAGAACATCCTAGTGTCTACATGAATTCTGAAGGCAAATACATTTGTCGATGTATTGTATGCGCTCGTTGTCACCGCCATACTGGTAATAATAATCAAGGTCACTACTGGGCAATGTGCAATGTACTTTTAAAATCTCATGTTAAACACAAAACAAAGTCTGTGTTAGATTGTAGACAATGCTTGACTGACCTTCACTTTTGCTGTCCTAGCAATTGTGAACTCTTCAATGAAGATGGAAGTAAAAAATGACCAATGTAAAGACTAAGGAACAAATCGACGCTGATACCCGCTTGTCCGATGCTATTCAAAATGCATTCACTGTGTATGGTATTAGTGACGATGGGTTTACCTTAATTGATTTTGTAATACTTACAGCTACGCAAAAGCTGGAAGATGATGGCACAATTTATACTGGACATCCAGTGTTAATGCGTGATGGAGATTTGCCATGGTATAGAATTCTTGGACTTATAGAAATTCATAAGAAGTTAATGGAAGCAAGTATTATATGTGGTAGTGACAATGGCTGAAAGATCAGAATCAGAAAAATGTCCAACATGTGGAACAGTAAAAATAACATTTGATCCACCACTGTATTTTGAAGCTGGTGAGGCTTGTTGTGCACCTGGATTTATAGCCATTTCAGTAAATGGTACTCCGGCAAGTTCACAACCAATTAAGTGTTGTAACTTCAAAGGACATGAAAATTCAGATAAGATACATGAGCGTAACCACTACTACCTAACAGAAGAGATAGTGTCATGGCCATCTACGAGATAATCATAAATGTTCAAGATTTACCACCCACAGATGATGAAACAGGTTCAGAGTGGATTCATCTTGTAAATATGACAACTAGAGATCCAAGCATTGCAGCAGCTACTATGAGAGCAACTGCGGATAATATCGATCCAAAAATAATAAGTAAGGTAATGAGGTCAAGTGGCTAAGGAAACTCCAGCAGAACGTGATGCTAGATTCAAAAAAGCTGGTGATGAAGCAAAAGCTCAAAGAGAACGTGCAGAAGCTCAAAGAGAAGCTAGAGAACGAGAAGCTCAAATAAGACAAGAAGCAAGAGATAAAGCAATTAGAGCAGAACGAATTCGTCTTGAACAATTAGCCGCCGCTGCAAAAGCCGCTGCTAAGGCTGCTGCTGAAAGAGCTGCTAGAGATGCTGCAAGAAAGAAGAATAAATGAATCAAATGTCTGATAGAGATTTTATATATGTAGTACTTGATATTTACGCAAGTGCAGATGTTCATGACTTTTTGTGGTGGCGTACAGATGCTCAGTACGCCCCTGTGACGTTCTTTGCAATGTGCAGTGATTTCTTTGATTGGGGCACTGCTGATTGTGAACCAATCACCAAGGAAAACTTACACGTTCTTCTGGATTCATTCAAAGACCTAAGGCGAATAGAGCATTCAAATATTTATTTAAGTGAATTATTTGCTGCTCGTATAAGACGCAGGCGTCCGATGACCGAAGTCAAATTCAAGGATGAAAAATTGAAGGCACTGTTTGATGCCTGTGGACCTGAACGGTGAAAACATACATCATAGCCGCTAACTATCAAGATTATGCTCTTTACTGCAAAGAAAATAATATTGATCCTAATGAACCAATTTTTATTAGGGATACCAGAAATTTAGTTGGAATAGATCCTGGTAAAAGTAAGTTCATTTTTACCAAGCTGGCTAGTAGTCATCCTCTATACCTACACCTTGTAGAGTTAGTTGAGAGTATTATTTCTGAGCGCAGAAGAGGATACGATGTTCACGAAGAAGTTTTGGAAAGCAACTCTTGAGAGAGTAATTCGTGCATTCGCTACTTCTCTCACATCTGTTTCAATAATTGGTTCTAACATCGTTTCTATTGACTGGAAGTCACAGTTACTAATTGCAGCAGGTGCTGCTGTAGGTTCCTTACTACTAGCTATTGCGGGTTCACAAATAGGCGACCCAACCGACCCAAGTTTCACTAATAAGGATTCAGAACCCACTAAGGAATAACAATGGCCGCTCCTAAAATCGAGCACCTCGAAGGTGAAGTGCTAACTGCACTTTGTATTAAGTGCAAGTGTTGCCTGTCTGATAATGGGCATTGCTGGCAATGTCACGTGACAATGCCAATTCAAAAGATTTGTGGTTGTGGTAATTGTCCAGATCGTATTAAGGATTACAAGGAACGTTTTGCTATGCAGACGAATATCAAGAACATTCGGAGGATGGCTCGTAATGCAGCTTAGAGAATATGTACCAATCAACAAGCCAATCTGGGCAGTACAATGGAATAAGGAAGATTCCAAAAATGTCCTTGAATGGTTAACATCTGTAAAATGCTCTTATACATTTCATGAAATTAACAGTGGTGGCGAACTAATTATTTACACTCACACCGGACCAGTACAAGTAAACGATAATGATTTTATTGTCCAAACAGGATATGAATTTACCAAGATGAATGAAGATTTATTCCGGCAAACTTACGAAGAGGTATAATGACGGTTGAGATCGTAGCCTTGGATCCAGGTGTCACAACTGGTGTTGCAACTTATCAGTTCGTAAATGGCAAGGATATTTTTCGTTCTTTCCATATAGAACCAAGAATATACCCTCATCCACATGAAACTCTCTATGATATGCTTTGTGCACTAGGTGAGAAAACTCTAATTTATGAAGCTTTTCATTTCCGTCAAGGTATGGATGGTGCTGTATTTACAGGTGTAGAGTACATAGGTGTAATCGAGCTTGTTGGACAATTGAATTGTTTAGAAGTAGTAAAAATTACACCAAGCGATGGTAAAGGTTTTTGGGATGATAAAAAGCTGAGAGCCATTGGTGCACATAAGCCAGGACACATTCATGCTAATGATGCAATGAGAGTACTATTAAGACATAAAATGAAAGATCAATTATGGATGGAAAAGATACTCCCTATTCTAAAGGAAAAGTTGTAGACAAGCAAAAGGCGGCCTCCATTAGGAGAGCCGCCTTTTTGCGTTTCTGGACTAAATTTCGTCAGGTCCACCATTAGCATCAACTATGTCATCTTCAATAGACCAAATTACATCTGTTACTATTTTGCTAGTAACTGGTGCATCTGCAATGTAGACCACCACAGGTTCCTCGCGCCAACTGACATCAACAATTGCCTGTGGACCAATGAATGGTCGACCAAGTTTAATTTCTGAAGTTATTCCAAATGCGAGAATGCTTTGTCCTGGAATACCAAGACTTACAGTTACAAAACCAACACCAGATGCACCCGGTACGCCACTAACTGCAATTGTAATTGCACCTGTGGTTATTGTTGGTAAGCCAAATCGCTCACCAGATGAAATACTACCAGGTTGTATTGTAGACGTTGGTGCTAGGCTTGGAAGTCCAATTCGCTCAGATGTTGGAATACCTTGCGCAGTGACTGTGTATGTAGAAACAACAGTTGGGTTACCAACTTGTTCGCCAGTAGTAATACCACCTGGATTTATTGCAACGACAACAAGTATAGATGGGCTACCAACTGCTTGGTTACTTGTTATACCATTTGGCGTAACATTGTATCCTAGTGCTGTTGCGCCAGATGCTTCAGCCGATGGAATTCCACCAGGAGTAACGGTGTAGGTGGCCGTTACAGCCGGTCCACCAACCTGCTCACCGCCCGAAATTCCTTGTGGCGTGACTGAGCTAGCGGTCGTGATATTCGAGTTACCAGATAGCTCAGAACTTGTAATGCCGTTTGCATTAATTGCATAGGTTGTCGTAATAGTTGGACTTCCCAAACGCTCAGCGCTTGAGATTCCATTTGCATTAATGGAAACGATAACTTGTTCTGTGGGTAGTCCGAAGCTTTCCGCAGTCGGTATACCATTAGCATTAACAGTAACTGTTGTTGTTACCGAAGAATTGCCAGATATCTCAGCACTAGGAATGCCATTAGCACTAACCGTATAGGTTGTGGTAACTGTAGGAGAGCCAAGACGTTCTGTTCCTGGAATACCATTAGGATTAACACTAGATGCGGTCGCAATTGAAGAACTACCAGACGTTTCTCCGCTGATGATTCCATTAGCCGCAACCGTAACTGTTGTGGTAATCGTTGGCGAACCAAGTTGTTCACTACTAGGTATTCCATTTGCGCTAACTGCTAGAGACACCACAGGTGGGCCAACGCTTTCGGCGCCAGTGATCCCTTGTGGGTTAACAGTTAATGCTACAGTAGATCTTCCACTTACTTCAGCACTAGGTATTCCATTTGCATTTACCGTGTAGGTAGTCGTGATTGTTGGACTGCCTACGTTTTGCACACTAGGTACACCTTGAGGTGTAATTGAAAGCGCAATGGTAGCATTACCTAGAGATTCAGCACCAGATATTGCGTTTGAATTTACAGTGAGACTTGTGACAAAGTTACCAAAGACTTCACTACTTGGAATCGCACCCTGTGGTAATGTTTGGTCAAGAACTACAGGTGCACTCGATGGTAGTTGTGATTGATATCTAAGAACAAACTCTCTGAATATATGCGGTGGAATTTGCTGTGGTGGCGCTGTAGAGGTAGAAGTAGCAGTTGGAGTTGGAAGAATTTCAATCCAAGCCCAGTTTAGGTTTGTACTAGTACCAGCAGCATTAACATTAAGTGTGTTAGAACCACCGTTAACATCGTCAGCAACTGTTCTACGCCAAAATGCATATGAAATCTGAGTTGTAGGAATAGTGCCTGTTTGGCCAGTACCAATAGTACAACCAGAACCAGCCGTAAAGCTGCCTAATGCATCCCAGTCACAAGCAACACCAAATCCCCAACCATTTGTTGCTGAAGCCGTATAGCTTTGTGCAATACTTGCAGCTGATGTGGAACCAGAACTACCGTGAACACCAACTGTTGGAGTTGAAGTATCAGTTAAAACTTCAATATCAAGAGCAGCCTGTTGATTTCCAGTACCTGTACCCGTGGTAACAGATATTGTCATTGCAACAGAGGAAGTAACAACTGCTGTCCAAGTTGCAACCTGACCATTTACTGTTGGACTATTAGCTCTAGATTGCCAATCAGCCAATGCATATATTAGTGGTGTTCCACGTGAATCTGTAATGGTTGGTGCAAATGGATTTACAGGACTAGTTGTGTTGGCTGACCATCTTATTAATAGGAGTGCTCCTAACGGTGGAGTAAAACTGTCTGAAACGATTGGGTTCGTGGTGCTACCCGAGTTAACCTTTACTGCTGGTGCAGAAGCGTCGCGTGCTAAAGCCATGACTCACTTCCCTCCGACGCTTCTGCAAGCACACAACTCAGGTATTGAAATTCAATCCAGCTAAATGCTTTGCACTAAACCAGAAGTCGTTAGTAACACCTTGTGTTGCAAGGTTTCGGGAAATATCATACAACTTAGCAAGATCCGTGAATGAATTGCGAATTTGAGTAGTGTCGGCTGGAGAGGCATATCCTAGCGTTATCAATGTGGAATCAGGAAGAATAGTTGCATCATCAAGTTCTGCTTTGATTGAAACAATCTCTCTAAATGCATTTCGTAGATTCACGACCGCTGCACCAATACGATTATCAAAGTCTGCCTTGCTAATCGTATAACCGACGTTTCCAACATTTGCCATTGCGATCCCCGCTCTAATTTAGCAGCATCACTATCAGTTCATTGGTCTTTATTGTGTTAGAAGCACTCGATGCACCCCATGTTGCGGATACACCAATAGCTCTGTCGATTGTAGTATCAACTGTGACAGTGCGAAGTGCTTGAGTGATTGGGAATGGTGTGGCTGTTACCGCAGTTAGTGATGATCCAAGATTACATAGCCCTTGACCAACGACAGATCCTGACACGGCATGGGTGACAATTGTTCCCATCCATTCAAGATCCCATGACCACGCTGCTGGCGTAGTACCAGTAGTAAACACTGATGTTTCAGCTAAGGATACAGTAATTGTTCCAGTAGCTGTACCTATCCATAGACCAAGTGTTAATGCTGCACCGGTTAGTGATGAGTATTCACCGCAAGCTTTGACCCATACCTTGCTACCAATGTGGAATTGTCCAGCACGAATAACTGGTAATGGTTGGGGACTAATATCTTGCTTCGATGTAAACGATGCAAAAGCGGCACCAGCAGCAGGATGGAATGGCAGAACTGGAGATGCTACATAAAAATCCATCTGCTACTCCTTACAGCTTGAAGATCTTGTTCACACCATTGTCCCAAGTGACAACAATGTTACCACCATTCGGTGTAACTGGTAATCCTGAACCTGTAGCAGGTGCCATACCACGAGCACCAGCAGTAACAGTTGTTGAAGACACTGTCAGTGAACGATCTCCAGCATTGGCAAGAACTGTCAATGTTGCTGACTGTCCTGTGGAGAATGCAATAACAGTACCGTTCGGAATACCATACTTGATTGGTTCGACTAGCAGTGTTGTACCTGCTGACAGTGTAGTGTTTGCAACTACAATGTGCTTACCGGTAATTAGCGCTACCATCTCAGAAGTAGCATTAGAGCCAGTATCACGAATAATAGCAATTGCTTCTACCTGGTTACCAGATACAGAAGTGAAAGTTGTATCATTAGCATCTGCAACACCAGACACAATAGTATTACCAGTTAAGTTAACCTTTGACCCAACTAGTGCAGCATCGAAATCATCGAAGAAGTCACCAGATGTTGAACGTCCAAGATTGACACAATATCCACCGGAACCAACACCATTACCAACTACGTTAGCTCCGCTGACTGGATCAGTTAAACTGAACACAGAGCCGGATGCCGCAGCAATAACCCACAGGCCATTACCAGACGTTCCAGTTGTGATACCATCTACATAAACAATATCACCTGTGGTGAATCCATGAGTAACTGCCGTGGTTACTACGATTGGAGTTGCGTTAGTAGATGATGTGATCTGACGAATTCCACCATCAGAAATAGTTGGAGTTAGGTCAAGTAGAACAGCGGAGAAAGTCTGCCCATCCCAGTCTAGGGTGGCGCCTAGAAACTTTTCACGCGCAAGTTCGAATAGTGCGTTAGCCATTTACCTCGTCACCTCATAACTGAGAGAAGCAAAACCTTTAACAAGCCTAATTACATTTGCAGCATTTGTATAAATTTCTAAATCCCAGAATCCTGTATTCCAGGTCATAGTGGTTGTGGTTGCTGCACTAATGTTAATCATTACCACACCACCAGGACTATTTATGGTAATTCCACCGTCTTCAGTGGTAGCTGACATTAGAACACTTGTCGATGCTGGTGTTTCTCTTACTTGCATTCGAGCAAAGTATCCTGTCAAGTCCATAACTGTTTTATCTGCGTTCAACGCTTGAACATTAAGTTTAAACGCTGAGCCTTGATTTACAGTTATATCAAGCCTGGTGGTTGGCATCACTATCACCTCCTAGAATGGCTCAACAATAATAGATCTATCTGCGAAACCATGAGTCAAGCTTGAACCTGAATCTACATCGGCAGCATATACGCATTTGAACGTAGTTATTCCTGGATTCAAACCACTATGATAGTTCGTACGACCAACACGAATTACTCGATGGAAAGCAACTGTACTACTCGTACCAGTAAGATAGTCGCCTACGGCGCGATCATCTCCAGGAGCGCCAATAGTATTTGCACCACTAGCAAAATATGACATGTTCAGTTGCCCACCATTAGTCAATGGAGGAGGTGCAACTATATAATCAAGATAAGCTGAAATAGTAACTTTACATCTACCAGATGAACCAATAGTTACTGTAACAGATGGCCCTGCACTGCCAGTGACAGGATCTGCATAAGCTCCGAAATTTACAGTAGATGTACAAGTGTTAGTATCAAATGCACCTACTGGACCAAATGCTAGTGCTGCAAGGTTAACCGTCGCTGTTCCATCGGCACTATATGCAGTAATGTCATAGTTACCATCATCAAGCTTACCCATTTTTATTCTGATATTACCATCAGCATCAACTACTCTAATGGCACCTTCCTTGACTGTTAATCCACTAGAGTCAATAGATGCATTACTGAGACTAGGAACTCGTTCTAAAATAGCAATTCTGTTTTCCAAGTTTTGCATTCTTGCGGCTATGTCGTCTGGTCCAGTGTTATATCTTGATCCATCATTATTAGACATCTGGATCGCCTCCGAATGTTAGTTCAGTTTCTTCAACATTGTCTGATGATTGTGGTGTAAGAGACCACTTCAACAATCTTTTATAACTGGAAAAGCCATCATCAGGCCAACGTGGATCCTTGATGACTACCTTACAGGTATCGCCAAGGTTGTAGCTACCAAATTCCGGTGTCTTGTCACCCTTAACAGTCATCTTGATAACTGGAATAGGTGGTAGATTTATTATTCCTTGTTGTGTTGCTATACCATCAACTGCATCTTGATTATTAAGATCTTTACGGCTAACTACCAAGTCCCAACGCGGAAATCCGGAAATTAGTAAGTCGGTAGCTACTGCTTCTGATACTAACATATCTGATCCTTCACCAGCACCAATAACTAATACATTTGTACCAGCATCAGACATGTACTCAGTCAAATAATATTGTGTTATATTTCCAGGATACTCAAAAACATTCATTCCATCAGAAATACCACTACCCAATTGTGGATAACCAATCAACAAATCTTTACGATAGTTAGTTGAATCTTTGGTAATGGTTATATACCAATCAAAGCCATCAACTGCATCAGCAATACTAGACATGACGTTATCGTAGAATTTGAAATCAGTTGCTAGTACATTTAGGTCTTTGGTGATAACTGTAGGAAATGAGCCTGGAATGTTTATATTCAAGTTACTATATGTATCAGCTTGCATTTGGAGCCACAATGACCTAAAAATATTTCGTTGTTCAATTCCTGTGTAGGAAGTATCTTGCAAAATTCGTCTTTTCTTTGGATAATTTTCAAAACTTAATCCATATAACTGAATTGATTTTGATTGTGCAGAATACACACGACTCCAAACGAAACCATGCCAAACTGGTGTACCATTTCGTTCACAAGTCACCCATGTTCTACCAGGTACACAAGCTGATAGAAGATCTGAATTTTGTTTTCCTGTTTGATCTAATTGGAATGTACCTTGAAAGCTACCACCCTTACTCATTTGCATATCCATGACAACACCATATAGAGGTATCTCCTCGATAATTGCTTCCGTACCGAGGGTACCAAAAATATATCTGTAGTCAGTCATTTTACCCTATTACTGTTGCAGTCGTTCCAAGGTTGAGCACTGTACCAGGCTTTATTACTGTATCACTACTTGTTACGATAACATTACCATGAGCATCTACTGGCACGTCTACACCTGGAATTGGACCAAGTGCATTACGAACATCATCTAACTTAGCAAACTTAACAATATCTGCTCTTGTCATTTTAAATGCAGCTAGAGCGGCATCTACATGAGCTTCTGCTTTAAACCACTTGCGATCTGGATACATATAGTATCCACCGTTTTCAGTAACATTTACTATTACTGGCATGTCAGTTATCCTTACTGTGTCGCTCGCCTTGATTGTATCTAAAAATTGTTGAAGCGTACCGCGGAATGCGTTAGCATCCCCAATATCAGTATTAGATCCATATTGCAAAATAGTCATTGGAATATATGTATTCCAACGAGTACTAGCGTCACCAGGATAAACAGTTACGTAGTGTCCAGATGGATTACTACCGTAGTTGCTGCCCCAATAATTCTTGTAACGTAGACTTTTAAGTTTATCTCCATATACCCAAGCTGGCGCGTACGGAGTATAACGTTCTGCTGGAACACCAGCTCTAGAGCAAATTAGATCACCGAACGTATTGATTTGATCAATCGTTGGTAATCCATTATATCCAAAACTCTCACAGTCAGGTTGCCAGAGCCATGGCATAGACTTCCAGTATGGAGTCAATGCACTTACTCTTTGCAACCACCAATCAGCCTGACCGGCTAGATCCTTATTACCCCACAGGACGTGATAAGAACCAAGAACTGGCACCCCAATATTATGTGCCCGATCGGTCTGACTCTTGAATGTTGAATCTTCATAGTAGTGTAAACCATCAGTTAATTTACACGTATGGAAGGCCAAACCTTTGAGGTTCGCATCCGTTATGTTCGTAGTGTAATGCGAACTGTCACGTCCGAAGATGGTCATTGAATGTTCCCAAATGTTCTAAGCAACTCGAAACAATTCGGACAATTGAAATGCCGTCCTGTGTCAGAGTGAACTTTCTCATACGGAACGACTTTATCTTTAGGACCCAAATGTTCACATATAGGTAAACCTATTTGTCCTTCCTTATTTCCGCAATGATAAATCATCTTATTCATATTCTCCTGTCAGGTAAAATGCTGAACCTGCAATGAAGTTTCCTGCTTGTGGAATAAAATCGATACGGTTGTAAGGTCCAGCAGCGGTATACTGAGATCCACCTATGTCAGTTGCATTCGAAGTTCCAGTCATAATTGTTGCACTTTGAATACTTAGGTAACTCGTATGTGGCGAATCCCAACCTTCGATTTCTATGTGTCCACCACCAAACTGACCGGCGCCAGCGCTAGCCGATGGAATTAGTCCTAGAAACCCTGAAGTTGCTCCTGTAGTAACTGATGATGTTGCTGAAGCACCAGATCCTTGTAGGATTTGATTATTGTAATTAGCTCCACTATCATTATTAATTCTAATTGCTATAGATTGGAATGCAGCTGCCACATCACAGCGAGCAGTATATCTGAGACTAAGTTTTTTCAAGTTAGTTGGGATACTAGAAAAGGTAATAACTGAAGCCGTACCACCAAGCACTTGACTGGTATTATACTTGAATGTTAACTTAGTCCAAGTTGTGCCACCATCATCTGTCCGATAAATGAACGTTGTATCGGATTCATAAATGATTTGACCCGCAGCAACTGTGCCTGCCGCTGGACGAGTTGAGCTGGTACACGTAATAACTCCACCATTTGTGGCGAAGTATTGTCTACGATCTGTAATACTACCAGTAACAACTGACGTTGAAGCAGCAAGTACACTGATTCTAGCAAGTTCAATAGAGTTAGATGGAAGTGTTGGCGCAGATGGAGATGACGCTGGAGTTCCATCAACCATAACTAATGAACTTGTATTGGTTGCACCTGAATAAGCTGTATCCTGAACCTTGAATACAACACTATCGATTCTATTAAGTGTGGCGTGAGCAGCAGTGACTGACAAAGTTAAATCAGCATCATTCATTGCTGAGTAAACGCCTTGTTTGGATCCTTCAGACCCTGGAATAACGGCATGACCAGACTTAACAATTATAGCTTGTGAAGGTGAACCAGTTTGAGTAACTTGTAACTGACTACCAAGTGCTGGATTAACTCCACCCCGTGGAATTAATGAAGTAGATCCACCTTTACCCGCTAGTAAAAGACCATGCCAGTTGCGAAACTGTTCTGCTGTATGAGTTGCTCCGGCATTTTGGAGAAACCCAGGTGGATTAATAACTGCCATTTAGTTCACCTATCTCCATGCAGAGCGAAATTTAATATTAAGCGTACTACCTGTACCAGACAAACCTGCATAAGTTATGCTGTTGACTCCAGGTGACAATAAGAACCAGTCTGGTGTCGTCAATGTATTTCTTCTATTCTGGGTAGTATTCAAATAAACTGTTCTATTACCAGTATCGATTGTTAACGTATCTGAACCAGCTAGAACAATTGTGAATCTCATTGCATTGCTGGTAGTGTTGTTTAATATAACAGGGTTGGTGACGGGGCCTGTGATAGTAAACACCACAGGTGTGGATCGATTGCCTGAGTTCGTTACATTTGAACCCGCTGGAGTAGCACCGCCACCGAAGTCTACATTGAACCCAGCATTGAAAGCAAGACCAATACCTGTATCTCCACCGTAAGCAACAGTAATTGATTGTAGTAAATTTGTATATATTCTTGGATCTTCAGCAAACATTAAGAACTGAGCGCTAGTCATACCTAGACGTCGAGCAGTATCCCAGTCATATCTGACACCTCGTGGCTTAACGAATATTACACGCTCGTCCACTGTTCCGGGCTTGAAATAGAATGGAATTGGTGTTCGTACAGGAGCAAAGTTTGCTTTAAGACTATCTAGATAATCTTCTACGTTTGAAATATTAGCATAGACAGTACCTTCTACGATAATGTCTCTACCTTTTTCAAATTCAGCATCTATAAATCCACCATCTGCGCCTTCATGATCACGAATGGTTTCTCGATATTGTGCTGAATCTAAACCACTAACTTTATCAACATCAACAAATGGTGTGGATGAACCACCATTTAATCTTACACCTGAATCGTTTAATTGCAGTTCGTAATCTCCTAAGCCAACTGTCATCACATGCTCCCAGCAAGTAGCCAACCCAATTCGGCAGCTTGCCGTTTCGGATTCAGTTCTTGAGTATTAATTGTGATGTTCTGGTTAACTGAAGATGAGTTAGCGGATGCGATAGACTGAGCACTCATACCAGCAGCACTAGCAAGCATGCTAGATCCTGAGTTAACAAGACCCATCTTACTTTGAATACCATCGCTCAACTGACTTACTATTGTTTGGCCAGCATAGAACATACCACCCTTGCCAGCGAGTGGACCCCATTTTGCTGGCGAATGTGGGAAGAATCCCTTTAGTTTTTCTGTTAGTGCTTTGATCTTATCAGTAACAGCATCTACCTTGCTAGTAATACCATCAATAAGACCTTGGATTAGATTTGCTCCACCTTCGAACAGGAAGTTCTTAGCTCCATTAAAGATGTCCTTAATGGCATTCCATTGTTCAATGATAGTATTCTTTACATTTTGTATGGCTAAACCAATAATGCCCGTAAGTAAACCCCAAATTGCTTTAGCACTTTCCTTAATATCATTCCAACGAGCAACTAGATCATCTCTAATAGCGATCCAGAAACCACCAAAGATTGCTTTTGCTCCTTCCCACAATGCTGTGAAGAATAGAACTAAAGCACTCCAAATTACTTTTGCAACTACTACTATACCTTCCCAAACTCCCTTAAGGAATGGGAAAATGAAGTTCCATACAGCCTCTGCGTCAGCAGAAATGCCAGTCCAGAATGCTCCCCATGCAGCCTTTACTACTTCTATGAACCAAGCAAAACCTAGTTCTATTGCAGTAAGTGCAAGTTGTACTATTGCGACAATCAAGTTCCATACAGCTATGATTAAACCACCGATGTCGCTCTTCCAGAAATTATTCCATGCAGCTTTCAGTATGTCCATAGCTGCTGTGAAAACACCAACAATACTTTCCCATACACCCTTAAAGAAATCTAGAATTGAGTTCCAAATTCCAATAAAGAAATCCTTAATAGCTTTCCAAATACCATTGGCTTTATCCTTTAGCCACTCCATGTGAGCGCCAAAGTGACTGAACCAATTTACTATGTCTTTAACACGTTCAATAACCCAGATAATTGCAATACCAATTGCAGTTAGTGCCAGTCCGAAAGCCAGGAAAATAGCAATGATTGGACCACCAAATGCAACTAGCAAGAATCCAGTCACAACAGCAGCGATAATCAGTAGCCACTTACCAAGCCAAACCAATACACCAATAACTTCATCAATTGTCTTCTTATGTTCTTTGTAATACTGTGTTAACCATTTAATAGCTGGAATAATTTTAGTTTCAATTACCCAACCAGCAAATCTAAAGGCATCTGCCAACCTGTCTTTTACAAAATTTGCAATTTGCTTAGCAGCAGGAAGAATATCTTCATCCCACTTCTTTTGTAGTTCTTTCAATGCTGGTAATACATTATTCTCAATCGTGTCTCGTAGCTTCTCAAAAGCTGGTAACAAGTACTTTTCAAATGCTGCTCTTACATCATTGGCAAATGGAATGATGACATTTTGCCATAGGTTTCTAACAGCATTTGAAACTTCACCAATGATATCTCTGAAGTTTTGACTCTTCTTCCACGCTATTACTAAAGCGGTAACAAGTAGTGCCAAACCAATACCAACACCACTTAATACACCGAGCACTACCAGCAATCCAGTACCAGCAGTAACAAGCGCAGCACCAAACATTGCAAGAGTACCAACTAGCAATAGCAGAATACCAAATACTATAGAAGCAGCAGCAGCAAAAGCTAGGAATTTCATAATCATATGTTGCTGCTGTGGACTTAGCTTATTGAACCAATCAAATAACTTACCAACAGCGTCTATTATTCTATTGAATGTCGGCATCAAAGCTGTACCAGCAGCAATTTTTACTTCTTGCCATTTATTAGCAATAAGTTCCGATTTTGTTGCTGTGGTGCTAGCCATGGCAGAGTATGCCTGCTCGAATGAGCCAGACGTGGTCGACATTGTATCGAAAATCGACTGGAATAATTCAAGGTTTCCTGGTGTAAGAAGCATGTTTTGCAAGAACCGTCGAGCTTGAATGGTTCCACCAGCACCCTTGAACACATCAAGGATTCTCTTAACCTTTTCAACTTCTGGCAATCCATTCAATTGTGTTCTAAAGTCTTTTAGAACATCAATCATGGGACGGAAGTTGCCCTTTGCGTCAACGGCGTTGACACCTAGCTTCTTCAGCGCGTTTACCGCCGCTGGATTCGACATAGCGTCCATGGCACGCGCGACGGCGGTACCAGACTGGGCGGCCGAAATACCCATTCGGGTAGATGCTGCAAGAGCAGCAGCCATCATATCAACTGATTGGCCAGCACGTACCGCAGATGGTGTAACAAGACCAATACGTGCAGTCCACTCTTCGTATGTACCAATACCTTCTTTAACCAACTGGAACTGAACGTCCATAAGATGGTTAATATCAGAAAGAGGAAGGTGGAATGCGTTTAGGATACCAATGGTCGCTGTTGAGGCAGACTGAATATCAGTCTGCCCAGCAACAGCAGCCTTGGCGAAGATTGTTAGAAGTTTCTCAGCATCTGCTGCGCCAACTTCCATAGATGAGAAGATGTTGAACAGCGCTGGTTGAATTTGTTCAAATGGTACACCGATGGCGTTAGCAACTCTTAAGCCGATTTTCTCTACATCTTGCAGAGAAAGTGCAAATTTATCAACCTGAGTAGCAGTAAGCTGAGATTGCTTTTCATATTCTACCGCAGCATTAACCAAATTCTTAAGACCTACTGCACCGAATATACCAGCAGCAACCATACCAGTACCAAAGGCTGTTGCTAAACCAGCAGCACCTTGTAGAACAGACGCTAGTTTTTGTGCACTAACTCTTTGTTCTTCCATGGCGGCGCGAGCCACCTTCATTTGTCCAATTTCTTTATCAATTGATTCAATCTTGCGTTGTGTAACTAAGATGTCTTGCTTGGTTGCACCAGTTAAACGCTGAACTGCCATCTCGTTTTGTAGAGCAGATCTGGAAGCTTGCAAGTTAGCTAGTCTAACACTATCACCAACCATGCGAATATCACGAGAGAAACTACCCATGGCCCGTGATGCTTCATCACGGGCCTTTAGGACTAGCCATAAATCGCGAGTCGCACTGAATGGCACAGCTTTACATCCATTCCGACTGGTTAATGAGTCTTAGCTTTTTGCTTACTCCTATCCAATTCTGCTCTCTGCGCATCCCATGTAAGTACGTGTTGTAATATGAATATAAACACACTGTCTTGATCTAGCATTCCACCTGCATGAGGCATTTGATGAAATTCTTGACACATTCTAATTACACTTAATACAACCAGAGCTTCTTGAGCTATATTTTTCGCATTGGGCGACATTATCGCCTTGCGTAGCTCGTTTAGGAGTTTTTTGTGTCTTCTGTTTCCTTAACTGCATTCCACTCGTCGATCGCCGCACCAATTTCTTTACCAACAGTACTATCTAGACGCTTAACATCTCTTGGATTCTTGAAGTTAAGCGGAGTATCAGTATCATCAGTGATATTGTGATCGATGATCAGATTAGCAAAATCCCAAAGAGCAACTGCTGTGGTGTTAATATCTAGGGCACCAGAGAAGTTGTCTTTGTCAACACTACTACCTCCACCACCGAGCGTGAACTTAGTAGCCATTTCAGTACGTTGTAGTTCTTCGCCATAATTCATGCGACGAACAATTACGTATCCTTCTGGACAACTTGCTAGATCGTAACGCTTTGTAGTTACGAGTACTGTACCAACTGGCATTGCCTTTTTCTCCTTAGCAAGCTCATACCAACCTTGAGCATTAATGTCCTGCTGTTCAAAAACTAAGTATTTAAAAGCTTCCCACCATTTTCTTAAGGAATAATGTCCTCTTGTGTCTTGATCGTGATTTGCCAAGACTTGCCAGTCCCATCAATAATGTTCTGGTATGCAATTGATGCTCGAACCAGGTCACCTTCACCAGAGAGACCCACAGCATATGTGTCTTTGATCGCCACAGGCGTTAGGATCGCAATAGAGTTGTTGGCACCCTTTGAAGCAGTTAGAGATACTGACTGTGAAGTTACTGACTTGAACAGGTCGTAATCAGTGCGGTCCTGGAAGTCACGTTCCACAGTAAGTGTGGACGAACGCTCGCCATACTTAATAAACTGTGCACCACGACCAGTTGACTTGAGTCTAAACTGTGCTTCAGCATTATCTTCAACCGAGAATTCGAAGGTATCAGTGTCAAGAACATCT